CGATCATCAATACGAGAAAAATAAACCTTGTCTTCACGCTTGCAAATGCAAACGTCTGGTGTAGGGTGACGGCATTCTGGGCAGAGTTGCAATTTGCCGGCAAGATTACTATTGTTATGTACGATTTCCTTTTGGTTATCATAAAACTTGATAGAATCTTGTCCGATCCAGCGAATCAACTCTGGTAATCCAATATCCTGAAGAGGTCGTCCATTCCACTGGATAACCTCCCATCCAACAGTAGCTGCTTTTCCTTTAACTCCATTCGGTATGGGAAAGGATTTTTCAACGGTAATGTTCCAGAAATCTGGAATCAATGGTGCACCGTTAGGGAAAGCAGCCTTGACCTTGTCTTCATTCAACATATCATGTACCGCAAACTCTGGTTTCACCTTAACAGTGAGAGTAATGCGATCACGACGTGTGATAGAAGCAGGTTCATTGGAATAGACGGTTGCGCATGTATCTTTAACGTTTTTAGTGCCGATAACAACTTTAGGTTCAACAGAAACCTTTCCTTTCATGTCAGCTTCAGCCATATTCGCATAAATACGAACATTGTTGACTAACTGAATCATTAAGGAAGTTGGGGCACGTTCAACAAAATCTGCCTTGGTATTTCCAATATCATCAATCAAAACACCATTGGTGTATGATCGGAAATTAGACCAAAACTTATCTTGTTCGTTCAAAGTTACAATTCGATCATCAGATGCACAATATCCATTACGTAACAACGTAGTTACCATAAGGACATTGGCAATTGTGGATTTTCCAACGGCTGTACCGCCGAAAACTCCAATCGAATATGGTGCTTCGCGCAAACCACCTTGTACACGAGTTTGACGGAACGTAGCTTGCCACAAACGCAACGTATCAAGTTTTCTGCGGAGAATATTCTTCTCCACTAAACCACGTGACGTAGTGACTAACATCGTAGCCTTCTCAATGCACTGTGCAAGAAGAGCTTCATAATCATTCTCACTCATTTGCTCGTATTTCTCAAGATTACCGCATTTGGCATATTCTTGACAACGTAAGCATTTTGAGTAAAGCTCTTCAAATTCCTCATTTTCCATATTACCATACAACAACGGCTTGATAGATCCACGCTGAAAACAAGCATAGCCACCTTCAGCAAAGTAGGTGACTGTCTCGAAAGCAGCATCAATCAAATCAACAGCCGATGCATGTTTGGTAAATGCACCAATGGAAAATAATTTCATGCCTCCAATTTTGAAATCAAGATCAGCAGATTCACAAAGTCCAAGAGCTAAAGATAAGCTCAGAACATGTGAAATCTTCTTAAAT